CACTGACTCGTCCCCAATGTATAACCAACCAAGAAGACGGCCATATTTGCCGACACCACCAACAAGTTCAGTCCTAACAGACAACTCATCATCACCAGCGATAGTACTCTCCAGTTTCTCTTTGAGCCAGTTGGTTGCGTCGATTCCAAGTGCTTTCTCCTCTAAGTTCTTCGTCCTTTTTTCCGGCGTATCAACTCCAGCAACTCTAACTCTTTCTTTCTTGTATAGATCAAACCCCAGATCAATTGTTATATCCAGCGTATCTCCATCAAGAACACGATTTACCTCCACTACTCTAAAATTATAACAGGACTTCCTGCTCGGTGGTGTCATCTGTCCCATGAGATTCTCTTTTATCAACACCTAATATATAGTAGATGGCATAACCTGCCATACAAACAGAAAGAAATACCATAAAGATTACTGACCACACAGGATCATTTACGTTATCAAGTGGACGAAGAATCAGATTCATCAGTAGTAGATATACTTATGATATCTAGTCCTTCTACTTTAGATGGTGTTGATTTTATAATTGGTTTATCTTCATTCTCCCACATTTCTACAATGTCTTCTGCCTGCTTATCGACAGATGCCATTTCCATTCGGACTTTACCTTCTATCCATTTCAACCACAACCATTCAATAAACCCTAATGCAAGATGACGAACAATAGGGTTTTGTTTATTTGCCCATCTTTTGGACTTTGTATACCAAGTATCTTCACCACCCCATTGATGTTCAAATTTGTAATCAACAGTCATTAAATACACTACCGACTTCAGATCCAACTTCGGAACCAATTTTATTTCCTAATAAAGTTGCCCATCCTGCTGCCAGCCATCCAACATAAGGAATGTTAACTAAAGTAGGAAGTAGCACACCAGTGCTAATTGCTGTTCCTGCTATTGCACCTTGTGACCGTGCTCCAGCGTCCGCCACGATACACTCTATGTCTTTTGCAGACTTTCCCTCACCTGTAATCACACCTCCTTGTGTATTACGATATCCTTCTGCAGTGTACTCATCTAAACTATACTCTATTCTTTTTTCAGTTCCACCACCAAATAATCCTTTCTTTTCTCTATTTAAATCTAAGGATCTTTCTCTAGACAAAACCTTAGGATCATTTGCTTTATATCTTACACTATATCCATCTTTGGTTACATCCATTTCATATGAAGAATAATCACCATTAGGGATTTGTATTATTGGACGATTAATACTTTCTGAAGGTGTAGATTTTAATAAATGACCTAAAATACCAATATGAGCAACACCAATAGAAACTCCAACAAACCAAATAATTGCAGTACTAATTGCTTTAGGTTTAAAGTTCATTTTTTCTCCTCTTCATCTTTTGGTTTAGGAACAGGAACTGTTACTGTTGTTTTTTGTGTCCCTCCACCATTTCCATTAGACTTTGATGGTGTGACACCAAAAGTCGCCAAAGTTCCCGTGAAGACGCTGGCAATAAAAGTAGGGTCAATTTTTTGCTGAGGTATTCCTGGAATTGAAACATAGTTTAAAGTTAAGATTGCACCCGTCCATGTCAATACAATTAATCTAACCAAACTCGAAATTCCTTCTTCATGCCAATGGAATCCATCATCATCATGATCTTTCTTCTTTTTTGGAAGCATTGATCTGATAGTTTTAATCATTTGTATTTATGGATCTAGAGCATCAACTGTAAAATTAGTATTTAATATTCTATTGTATTGTATACAAAGTTCTTCACTTGATTCATGTTCCCATTTGTGATAGACATTCTTAAGTTTTTTTGTATAATCAGAACCATCATTATTTTTCATCTCGTCAGCAACAATGGTTTTGATTAATACATCTCTTGTTAAGTTGGTCATTCTGGATGATTTATATCCAACAAAGAGTTTACCATTATTACACAAGAGATTTCACATAACTCTTCTTGGCTAGTCTTCCTAAGTAGGATTTATTATTTAGTAATGTAACCTTCTTTAACAAGATACTTGCGGGTCAAAGGCGTGGGAGGATATATTTCCCACATCTTTCCTGTAGTACATGCCGCAAGTGCATCAGCAGTCATTCCTTCAGTTCTGCCTGCCCACCCTGCTTCTGCTTCCCAAGGAAGAACAGATTTTGGATAAGTTCTTTTTGCCATTTCTCTCCAGATAGAAGGAACATCATCTTCAGGAAGAATGATAGCAATCAATGAATTATTAATTGTTCCTGCCATACAATCCTGTGCTACATGCCATCCTTCATGTCGAACTACACTCATCAATGTAGATTGTCTACCCATGAATGCATCGTTCAGAAAGAAGTTATTACTTACAGTATGATAAACACCACGATTACCTACAGGAAAATATTTCTGATCTCCTAGAAAAACCATAACTCCGATCTTATCAAGGGAGTCCAACATCTCATTAAACTCAGTAGCAACAGCAGAATAATCAGAGTTGGGATAATTATCTTGAATGTCTTTGTTACTTGTGATTCTTTGAACATTATCGGTGCATTCTCGTAACATCATGCATCCTAAAGAATCATTACTATTGTATCCTCTGGTTATTTTTTCATCTCCTGCATATGCTGTTCCTGCTAGTGCAGCACATCCAAGAAGAGATAATAAAAGTTTTTTCATGCGTAATATGCCTCAAAGTATTTTATAATGCCATTAGTATTTACATTACCTTGAGATACCCAATCATGAGCACATTCATACATTGATTGATTAGTGTATTCAGGTAATGATTCTTTTAGTTGACTACCATATTTAGTAAGAAGAACTTTAAGTGCCGACTCACGAAGTTTCAACTTATGTTCACTGTAACGCCAATCTTCAATCATCGAAACTGCTCCCAACCAGTTCCAGATTGCCAACCACCAACACCAGTCGGATTCAGTTGTTTTGTAGTTTTACCACTATTAGTAGCAATATTATAAATCACCTCATGAATATTTTTTGGTTCTACTGTATCATCCTCATGTAGTAATTGTTCTTCAGATACTGCATGTTCATATGCTTCTTTGATAGTCATTTGACGATCAGATAAGACTGCCGGACCAAACCAAGAATCATCTTCCAAATACTTCGGAGCAAGAACTCCTACAAAAGAACCATATCCTTGAGTGAAGTATCCAGGACCACATTCAAATAATGGTGCTTCTAAGTTGTCAATTAAATCTAAAGTCATGCCCATACCATTTTCTTAGTGTAATCATACGCATAAAGTTCTCTATTACCTTTAATACCCCATCCTAACCAATAGTATGCAGGTCTCATGTAATAAGATACTGTTTGTCCACCACCCTCAAATTGTGGAAGTACACGTTGAAAGATAGGTTCATTAATCATCCAACGAACTTGACAATCTATTTCACTTGGATTGCAACTATACTTCACTGCAAAGTTTCCAAGTCCTCTATAACGATTGATAGAAGTCCACTGAATCAATCCATAACCACCTCTCAAACAGTTCTCATAAGTAACACGAGCACCACCTTCACAGATGTTAGAAATAAACTTAGATTCCTGTTGAATGTTTCCCATGATTGTAGCAAGAGCATTACGATCAGAGATCTTTGTGTGCTCTTGTAATGCTGCTAAAACAACTTTTTCATTGGGAGTACAACTAGGACATTTCCATTCCTTCTCAACCTCCACAATCACAACAGGTTCCTGTTCTTCTACAACTTCTTCTTCTACTACTGTATCACTAGTGAATTCTGCAAGATGCTCGTCAAGAGTTTTTGCAGCTACACATGCACTACCAAGTAGTGTTGCCGAAACAGTAATACCAATAAGAAATTTTCTAGTCATTGAAATAATTGCAAAATTCAAGTAAAGTTTATTTATTGTAATAATCCTTTCGGTAGTACCGCCCAAGGATGTTCGAATTGTAGTACAGGGGTGTCTCGTCTGTCAACCGTTGAGACAGAACCTCGTTCAGAAACAATTGACGCGTCTCCTCAAAATTAGTCTGACCCTTGGTATCGTGTAAGGAAAGTATCTCTCTAGAGAATTTATTCTTACCAAAAAGGTTTACATCCTCTTTTAATTCAGGACATGAACCGTAGTATTTTTTCCAATCGGATTCTTGTTTTACCTTACGCTTCTTTCCTTTAGGGGTTCTGAATGACCATAAGTATTTCCTTCCGATATATTTTCTACCGGTGGTCTTATTGGTAATGAGGTAAACAAAGCCAAAGTTGTCCCCAATAAGATCGCCGGTAAAGGGTTCACCTTTAAACAACCAGGGGTTCTCGTAGTCACACACTCACTTTTTTTCATATTCCTGAAATATATAGTCGTCTAGCTTTTTGGCTTTTATTTTCTTATAGTATTTGATTAGTCTTTGAAGGTCATCAGAGTTTGAATCCTGAGAAGGTATCTTTTTTGACATCTTGTTTGATACCTCCAACTACATACGATTCTACTTCTGTTTCCTGCGGAGCACCTTGAAGACCCTTAGAAGAAATCCAATGTTGTGTCCAAGGAAGAGGATTGTTCTTGGCAGCAACATCATAGACAGGTTTAAGACCAATGGCCTTCATTCTACGATTGGCAACCCACTCAACATACTTCTTGAGTAGAGCATCATTGAGACCAATCATACTACCATCTTTGAACAAATGGTCTGCCCATCTCTTCTCTTCGTTGACCGCCTTATCAAACATTGCATACAACCACTCTTCCTCTTCCTTCATGATCTGTTTCATTTCAGGATCATCACCTGCAGCCCACTTGTTCAAAATGTTCTGGGTGATTGCAAGGTGTTGGTTTTCATCTCTGGCAATGAGGGAAATAATTTTTGCACTTCCCTCCATAAGTTTGAGTTCTCCAAATGCAAAACTGCAAGCAAAAGAAACATAAAAGCGGATACCCTCAAGAATGTTAACATTCGCAACTGCTCTGAAGAGTTTACGTTTTACATCTTTGATACTGTCACGAGACACATGAGTATCTCTAAAATCAGTTGACCACAGTTCACCATTACCCCAGGATTGAGCACTGTTGATAAACGAATCATAGGATTCAGTTACACTCTTTGCCCTCTCCAAAATTCTAGGATCTGTAATGATGTGATCAAAGATATCACTAGGGTCTGGATAGATATTTTTGATGATGTATGTGTAAGAACGACTATGAATCATCTCCATAAATCCCCAGACTTCCATACATGCCTCTAGTTCAGGTAGAGAACAGTATGGAATGAATGCCATACCAGGACCACGACCCTGAATAGAGTCAAGCATGATCTGGTACTTCAAATTAGAAGTATAGATATGCTTCTGTTCTGCTCTCAATGTATGATAGTCTGCCCTATCCTTTTGCAGAGATACTTCTTCAGGTCTCCAGAAGTACCCCAACTGCTGTGTTGTAAGTTTGTCAAAAACAGGATACTTATATGAATCATATCTTTGAACCCCTAGGGGTTTACCAAAAAACATTGGTTGTTTCTTGGTATCGTGAACTTCAGTATTAAATACCGTCATTCCCTTCACTGTACTCATGGTATTATTAGTACCCACTGGTGAAACTTTAAACTGCGCAGGATTCACACTCCCCCTCCTCTACTGATTCTAGTTCGGTTAATAGATTATTAAGTTCAGACTTCTCTTCAACCACCTCATCCGTTTTAATGTCGTAGGTGTTTTGGTAGTAAGAAGTCTTCCATCCATACTTATATGTAGTCAGAAGGTCATTTGCCATCTGAGAAACAGGGACTTCATTGTCAGGATAGTTCTCTGGATTGTAACTCCAGTTACCCGAAATTGCTTGGTCAAAGAACTTCTGCATCACGGAGACAACATTGATGTATCCTGTATTATCTTTCATTTCCCACAGAAGTGTATAGTTATTCTTCAGTGTCTGATATGATGGAACAATTTGCTTAAGAGGCCCTTTCTTTGACTTCTTAATGGACAAGTAGTCTCTAGGTGGTTCGATTCCATTGGTTGCATTTGACACAACGGAACTACTTTCCGATGGCATCTGTGCGGACAGTGTTGAGTGCCGTAGACCAAAGGTATTGATAGATGCCCGAAGACCCTCCCAATCATGTTCTAACCCCTGAGAAGAAATCTCATCAACTTCCCTTTTATATGTATCAATTGGAAGAATACCATCGGCATACTTAGTCCTACCAAAGTATTCGCAGTGTCCTTTTTCTTGGGCAATCCTATTCGAAGATTTCAGTAGGTAATACTGGAAGGATTCTGACAATCCATGGACTGCATCCCATGCCTCCTGTGAGTTATAATCATACCCCAGTTTAGCCAGGTAATGGGCCAGACCGATGAATCCTACCCCCAGTGACCTACGGGCCTTTGTGGTTACTTCTGCGGCCCTTACAGGATAGTCCTGATAGTCGATCAGTTCCTCTAGACCACGGACAGAAAGATCACAAAGATCTTCCAGTTCCTCATCAGATTTAATCTTACCGACGTTGATCGCAGAAAGAATACACAATGCAATCTCACCAGGCATACTCTCATCAATATGATTGATGGGTTCTGTAGGTAGAGTAATCTCCTGACACAGGTTACTCATATTCACCTTGTCTTTGAAGGATGAGTGAGAGTTACAATGATCAATATTCATAATGTAGATACGACCAGTCTCTGCTCTCTCTTTCAGAAGATCTAGAAAGAGTTCTTGTGCCCCGACAGTCTTTCTTGGAACAGCATCATTGAGTTCATGCATCCGATATAGAGTGTCAAAGTCATCAGTACCAAAAGCATCATACAAACCTGGTACGTCATGCGGTGAGAACAAGCTAATTTCTCCATCCGCAATGAAACGTCCGTAGAAAATCTTTGAAAGTTGGATTGAGTAGTCAAGTTTCCTCACTCGGTTGTCTTCTGTACCCTTATTGTTCTTAAGAACTAAAATGTCTTCGATTTCGATGTGCCAGATTGGGAAGTGTACAGTCGCGCTTCCACCCCTAATGCCGTTCTGTGTACAGCATCTGACAGTCGATTCAAACTTTTTAAGGAAAGGGACAACACCTGTATGTTGAACTTCTCCGCCT